AGACGCGGACTTGATTCGCCGTCGCCTCCCACGATCCGCGCGTCCACGACTTGACCTCGAGCACGTTGTCGACGGTGAACTCGGGTTGCGCTCCGGGCGTGTAGTCGTCGCGGGCGAGCGCGATCTTCCACTTCTTGTCGGACTCGTCGCGGATGAGGACGCCGTCGATCTGCTGTTCCACGCGCTGGACGAGCGCCTCGATCGCCTCGGGGTTGTCGATCAACATCGAGAACCCGTTCCCCTCGGCCTTGAGCGTGGCCCCCACGGTACGGAAGTTCGCGTCGTCGATCGTCGACGGGTCGAAGCGGAACCCGTCCTTCGCCGTGAGCGCGATGTAGAGGACGTTGACGGGGTTCGCGTCGCCGGAGTTGACGATCTCCCCGCCGGCGGTGAGCGCGACGGGATTCGGCGTCCGCCGAAGCGTGATCGCCCACGGCTCCGGCGTCGTCGTGTTTCCGACGTAGGCCCGGTTCTCGTAGTTCGTGACGTAGCAGAACCCGCGATAGGCCGGCGTCACGCCGTCTTGACTCTGAAAGCCCGCGCCGAAGGTGAGGTTGAGCGTGCACCCCGAGCCCGGCGAGAGGTCCAGAGTCGCGACCGTCGTCGAGACAGGGTTCGACGGCTTCGTGGAGTAGATCCCGCCAGACAGGAGCGAGACCGTCGCGACGGCATCGGAGACCCCGACCGTATCGACGCGAAACCGAGCCGCGAATCCGAACGTACCGCCGACGCAGAAGAGCGTGTCCCCGACCGTGTATCCCGTTCCGGCCGCGGCGATCGTTGCGCCGGTGACGATCGCCGAGCCGAGGTAGCTCGACGGGGATTGAGTGTTCGAGCCCGCGAAGAACTGGAACGTCCCCTGGACGCCGCCCGTCCCGCCCTCGTCGGGGTCGCCGAAGAGCTGCGGCTTGTCGATCGTGAACGTGCCGCCGGCGGCCACCGAACCGGAGAATGCCTCCTTCTCGCCGATGCGGACCCGGGTGAGCTCGTCGACCGGGTACTCCCCTCCGCCGCACAGGAGGAGCTGGAAGCCCATCGCGTAGCGATAGCCGCGGATGATGTCCTCGTCGGAGAGGAGCGAGACCTGCACGGAGTCGACGATCGGGTTCGCGCGAAGGTCGCCCCACCACGCGAAGTTCGGCCCTTTGATCTCGACGGTCCCGAAGAGCCACGGGACGACGCGATCTTCGGTCGCGGTGGGGAACGAGAAGTCTCCGACGCCGGCCGGCTTGAGCTGCTCACGCTTCGGCTTCGGACGGAAGAGCTCGTTGAGGATCGTCGAGAACGCGAAGAGGAAGACCGAGTACCAGAACCCCACTAGACGATCCCCTGCTGGTTCGGGTTGATCTTCGGCACGAAGGCGAAGCCGCCGAAGTTGATCGCGTTGTCGAACTTCGAGGAGCAGACCGCGATCGTGTGCTCGCACCCGGCGAAGACGTTCACGGACGCCGGCGTCGTGCCGAACGGCAGAAGGAGCTCTAGGTCGTTCCCCGAGTGCGACAGGACGAGTCGGTAGTCGGTGCCGCCGAGCACCTCGACCATCCCGCCGTCGAACCACCCGTCGGTATAGGTGCCCGAGAGACCGGGCACCGTGAGCGTCCTCCCCGACTGCCCGCTCGGCGCGAGGGCCGACGCGCGGTAGGCCGGGTCGGAACTCGAAACCGTGCACTGATCGTCGTAGAGGACGCGGTTGCACGAGGCGCACTGCTTCTCCCGCGGGTAGACGCGGTCCCCCCCGCCGATGCTCTGCCGGCACGACACTTTCGCGACGCGGAGATCGTCGACGAAGGAGACGGTATCGACGAACCCCTCGAAGATCCGAATCGTCTCGATCGCCGAGTCCGACCGCTGGAACCGATCCACCTCGACCGAGACCCGATTCCCTGGGACGCTCGACTTCCAGACGTCGGCGAACGCATCGTCGCCGGGGAGCTGGATCTCGAACTTGTTGTTCCGCTCGGCGGGCCCGAAGCGAACGGGTCCCCGCGAGATCGCGCGCGGGACGTAGGTGAGCGAGTTCGCGACGACCGAGTCCTCGGACGAGGTGTAGAAGTAGGACGTGGCGCCGGAGGTGAAGCGGTAGACCTCGACCGGCCTGCTGGCCTCGACGGTCTCCTCGTAAGCCGCGTAGGTCACTCGAAGACACCTCGGCACCCGACGGTGCAGTATTCATCGACCCCGCCGCGCTGGGTTCGAAGCTCGATCCGGTCCTGGTCGAAGCGCATCTTCTCGACGAACTCGATCCGATCGACGATCGACTGCGAGTAGGACGCGGCCCAGTTCGAATCGACGGTGAGCGTCTCCTCCGTCGCGTCGATCTCGACCGAGGAGAGCACGGTCCGCAGGACCGCCGGCGTCCCGTCGTTGAACGAGATCCGGATCACGTTCCGCGGCTGGGCGGCGCCCACGAACCGCGTGTAGCCGTCGTTCCGGACGTTCATCGTCGCCACGCCGGAGGAGATGTCGTCGGTGAGCGTGAGGTCGCTCTTCTTCGTCGGCAGGTAGAACGAGACCTGCCGACCGCGGAGCGCGTAGAGCACTTGACGAAGCGCCCAGGACGCCGCGCGCCCCTTCGCGAAGAACGTCTTCGGACGAACGGGCTTGTGGGTCGGCCAGTCCGACGCGACGTAGACGAGGCCGGCGATCGAGTCGAGGTCCGTGACTTCGATGTCGAAGGCCTCGGGTGACGTCGCCCCCTCCATTCCGTTGTCGTCGTCGAAGAGCACCTTCGAATTGAAGGACGAGAAGCCCGACGTGTCCGCGAGGTCGGCCTCGTTGTCCGTCACCCGAAACCGAACGGTGCCAAGGTCGAGCACCGCGTTCGGATAGCGGGCCCCGGAGACGCGCCCCTCGATGACGCACAGGCGCAACGGTGCGACCGTCACGCCGACGGCGTGCGAGTTCGACGTCGCGCTCGTGAAGGTGATCGTCGACGACGTGAGCGAGTCCACGACGAGCACGTCGAAGGCTCCGGTCGCCTCGTCGATGATGATCGCGTTCCCGCCGACCCGGAAGTCCCGGTAGTCGGTCGAGCCGACCGTGATCGTCGTGTCGCCGGCGGTGACGGCCGCGGCGACCTCGGTCTCGTGCTTCCAGAACGGAACCCCGAAGGTGTTCCCCTGCCACGCGAAGAGGACGTTCTGGATCGTCTGGCGCTCGCCGTCCTCGTAGAGCCGGAAGTCGTACTCGAGGAACTGCCGCGGGCTCTCGCGCATCGACGGCCGCTTCTCCTTCCCGGAGATGGCCGCGTGGATCTGAGTGACCCACTCGAGCACCTCGACGAGCTCGTCGTCGTTCTCCGGGCGCACGTCGAAGAGGATGATCCGCGTGATCGAGATCGGGATCGAGATCGTCCCCGACGCGAACGCGAAGTCGAGCGTATCGTCGACGACCCCCGGGCCGACCGTCGAGATCGTGAGCACGAGGTCGACCGTCTGCATCGGGTCGAGGTCCGACGGAAAGCCGGGGAGCGTCGCGAGGTCGACCCCTGCGCCGGCGTTGCTCGTGTAACCCGTCCAGGAGTGGGTCGCCGTACGGAACGCGGAGTGGACGTCCACGTCGACGAGCTGCGTCGACAGGAGGTTCGGGTACGCGATCGTCCGCGGGAGGACGTGCACCCGATCGAACCATGCCGGGATCCCGGTTCCGTCCTTCGTCGTCGACGCGTAGCTCCCGAAGGCCTGCACGACCCGCGCCGGCGCGGCCGTCTGGAGCTCGCCCACGGAGTTCGGCGCCACCGGGAACGCGACCGGAACGATCTCGGGTTCGGCGGGGTTGAGGTAGGCGTCGGACGAGACGCCCGACTGCTGCCCGAAGATCAGGACCTCGAGCGGGCCGAGGGTTCCAGACGTGCTCGCGAAGCTCGCCACGGCGGCATCCTACGCCGTGACCTTCTTGTAGGCGATCCCCTGGTAGTACGTCCGCCAGTCGAGGAGCGCGGTCCCCCGGCGGCCCGCGGGGAAGACGACGTAGGTGTCCGCCCCGAGCGTGATCTCCTGCCCCGGCGTGAGGTTGTGCATCGAGATCCCGAGCACGTCGGGGAGCTGGCCCAGCGGGTAGGCGAACGAGTTCGTCGCGTCGACGTAGACCGGCTCGATCGCGTACGTCGGGAGGAACCCGGTCGTCGGGTCGACGACGAAGTTCCCGAGGTGGGGCGCCACGATCCCGGCGCGGAACCCGCCGGAGCAAACCTGCTTGTCTTCGCCGGCGGAATCGGTCCAGTTCGCCGAGTTCGTCATCGACGTCAAGCCGCAGACCTGGAGCCATTTCTCGCTTCCGCCCTGCCCCGGGAGGCTCTCGGCGTGGATCGTCGCGCACCGTCGCGCCGTCGCGCTGGAGATCGCGTTGAGCCCGTCGAGGAGGACCGAGTGCCCCGTGCTCACGCCGGTCGCGGTGAGCCCCGACGTCCCCGTCGCGTGGTAATGGCCGTAGCAGTATTCGCCGCCCGTCCAGTCGTTGAACTTGTCGAGCGTCCCGAACCCGAAGTGCCGGTAGACGTCGGTCTCCTGCTGCACGACGACGTGAATGTAGGCCGGGCTCGAGTCCTTCTCGAAGAAGTGGTAGCTCGGGTAGGGACCGTCGCCCAGGTCGTTGACGCATCGCTCGTCGTCGAGGCTCGCGTCGGCGTAGGGGCTCGCGCCGTTGTAGCCGTTGCCCGAGTCGTCGGTGTGATCGCCTGGATCGGTGCTCGTGTTGATGAAGCCGAGCGCCTGATGGAGGCTCATGTGATTCGGCGAGTCGGCGGCGTACTTCATCGAGACGTAAACGTCGCCCTTCGAGAGCGCGAAGATCCCCTCCGTCGAGACGGTTACGCCGTCGTCGATATGATCCTCCGTCCAGCCGTTCGCGACCGCGAACGTCGAGAGCTTCGACAGGAGATCCCCCATCCCGGAGGCGGTCGACGTTTCGTAGGCCATCGTCTCAGTCCTCCGCGATGCAGAAGTAGGACCAGTCCTGAGTCCGGTTCCCGTTCGTGAAGATGCGGTAGCGGTCGTCGCCGTCGGTGAGACGATCGAGCGCGACGATCGAACTCCCGCCGCGTGCGAACCAGAAGACGCCGCCGAGCTCGCCGGTGAGGTAGTAGTCGTTCCCCGTGATCGGGGTTTCCTGGCGGAACGGGATCACCGGACGGCGAAGGTACTCGTCCGCGGTGCCGGGCGACGGCTTGAGCACGAAGGAGGCCGTGCCGGGGACGCCGGACGTCGGGACGACGTCCTTCATGCCGAAGCCCGTGTTCGCCACCATCGCGTCGGGTTCCGAGGTGTTCGGGATCGTGAGCGACGCGAGCGGGAAGACCCCGAACTCGGTCTCGCTCGTACGCACCGACGCGGAGTTCGAGAGCGCGGCGGCGTGCGCGATCCACGAGCCGTCCGGGTGACGGACGAGGAAGGCGCCGGCCGGGTCGATCGCCGTCGACTGAGTCGGAATCGGCTCGACGATCCCGCCGAGGAGCACGCTCGACTCGTTGTAGAGCGCGTCGTCCCCCGAGACGCCGGACGCGACGCAGAGAGGGTAGGCGTACTCGTCGTTCGTGCCGACCTGATCGAGGAAGCCGAGGTAGCCCTGGAAGTGATTGAACTGGACGCCGTCGTCGACCGCGCACGAGAAGACGATCCGGCGGCCGTTGACGTTCGCATACCACGAGATGTCATCGCCGCTCGAGTCCTTGAGCGGGACGAAGGCGCCGTTCCCGTCGTCGGTCTCGCCTTCGTTGCCGACGGACGTGAGGAGCCCCGGCGAGATGCCGGGCTGCTCCTCGATCGTGAGCCCCGAGTTGAAGCCCGTGAAGCCGAGGAGGCAGAAGTTCCACGCGGTATCGAACCCGACGGTGAGCTCGTACGCCTTGATCCCGACGTAGATGTCGTCGGTGCCCGACAGGCCCGTCCCGTTGAGGATGAGGACGCGCTCCTGGGTCGTCGCGTCCTGCCACGTCACGTTGAGCGTGCACCCCGACCCGCCGCCTCCCGTCGTCGCGATCGGGTTCGGCGTCGGCTCCTCCTCGTAGTTGCCGGCGGTGTCGACCGAGACGGCCGTCACGACGCCCCCGGAAACGGTGTCGACGTTGAAGATCGTCGCCGTCCCGCCCTCGCCGATGAGCCCACCGACGAGCGTGAGCTTGTCGCTCACGGAGTAGCCGGTCCCGCCCGCGCCGATGGTCGCGCTCGCGGCCTCCTGGGACTCGCGCAGGACGCTCCAGTCCGCCGACGCGATCGTCGTCGTGATCGTGCACCCGGTCCCCGTCACTGAGGCGCCGGTGTCGACGTTCGTCTCGCCGGTGGTCGTCGCGCTCGTGCCCGGGTTCACCGTGTAGGCGCCGCCCCGGTAGATCCGCACCGTCGAGACGGCGCCGGTCGACACGGTGAGCACCTCGGCGGCTGCCGTGTGCCCCCCGACCGTGGTCCCGCCGTCGATCGCGAGGACGTCCCCGACCGCGTAGCCCGATCCCCCGGCCGTCACCGCGAGCGAGTCGACCCGCGAGTTCGTCATGACCTGCTTGAGGTCCTCGAGGAGCGCGAGGTAGCCGGCCGCCGTTCCTTCCTGCCACGTCATGTCGCCAGAGTACCCCTCAGGGCCTCCCGATTCTCCTGGGCGTTCGAGAGCTGGGCCTCCTGGCCGTCCCTGGACCGCATGACGTCGAGGACGCGGCTCGGGTCGTCCACGACGACGACCTGCGCCGGCGGGACGGTCACGTTCACTTGCGGGGCGGGCTGCGGGCCGGCGTTCAGGAGCGCGGCCGTGCGGCCTGCCGGGACGATGGTCCCGGGCTGGTCGGGGACGAAGAGCTCGGCCCCGCCCTCGCCGACGACGGCCGGCTCGCCGACGGGCGGTCGACCGCCCTCGGCGAAGAATCCCGAAATGAATCCCCCGATGTCGAACCCACCCCCACCCCCTCCGCCTCCGGGTCCGCCCTGCTCACCGAAGAGCGAAAGGAGGAGTTGGTTCGTCGCGAGCTCGAGGAGCGAGTCGAGGATCGACTCGACGAAACGGTCCGCGTTGAACTCGCCGGACTTGAAGAAGTCGAGGAGCGCCGCCTTGCCCTCGTTGAACGCGTCGACCGTCGCGCCCTGCACGAAGCCCGAGACGTCCTCGAGCCCGAGGCGGATCTCGGCGAGCCCGCCCTTCACGCCCCCCGTCTGCGCCGTGAGCTCGAGTTGCGCGCGGTTGTATTCGTCGACCGAGATCGCGCCGGCGGCCCACAGGGCGTTCAGGTCCGCCTGCAGCGCCATGATCTCCTTCATCGGGTCCTGCACCGCGCGAAGGAGCTCGATCTGGCGCTCGGTGAGCTTGTTCTGCCCGGAGAGGGCGGAGTCGTCGGACGGGGCGGACGCGGCGGCGACAGCGCCCGCCCCCCCGGCGTCCGACGACCCCGCGAAGGCATCGGCCGGCCCCGCGAGCGAGACGCCGACGAGTGCGGCGGCAGCGACGGAGGCGGCCTGCTTCGCGGCGGCGGCGAAGGCCGCGCCGACGCGCTCGCCCTCGATCGCCGCGAGCTTCTCGTTGAAGTCGCCCTCGAGGTCGAGGAAGGCCCGGAGCGCGTCCCCGCCCTCGAGCCCGCGGAACCCCTCGAAGAGGTTCGCCGCGGCGTCCTTCCCGATGTCGAGCGCCGCGCCGACGTAGTCCCGTCCGAAGTTCTCGCGGAAGTCGGTCGTCACCCCGTCGAACGCGCTCGAGAGGTCGGCGGACGACGCGAGCAGGAGTCGGCGCGCGCTCTCGATCGGGCTCGACAGGTCGAAGTCCGCGATCGCCGTGAGCTGGTCCCGGGCGAGCGTGAAGAAGCGCGAGATCGCCTGCCCGATCGAGAGGAAGAGTCCGATCGTCGAGTTCGCGAAGGCCTTCGTCGCGGCGCCGGCGTCGTCGATCGAGCCGACGTAGTTGTCGAGGAAGAAGCTCGCGAGGACGGAGACGGCCTCCCCGATCTCGTTGAGCGCAAGCCGCACCCCCGGGCCGAAGACCTGGACGGCGAAGCGGACGCCGTCCCGGAAGAGGTCGAAGAGGAACGACACCCGCTCGGAGACGAGGTCGAACGCGGCCTGCAGGACGTCCCCGACCCGGACGCCCCCGACCTCGAGGTTCGCGATCTCCTCCCGGAAGGCGATGAGCGCCCCGATCGAGCCGGCGAGGAGCGCCGGGAGGAGCGTGATCGGGTTCGTGAGGAGCGCCACGGCGAGCGACCCGAGGGCCGGGATGACGACCCCGACGATCGTCCCGATCGCGAGGGCCTGGGCGACCTTCGCCGTCGTGTCGATGTTCTCGGTGAGGAACCGGAGGCCGGAGGCTAGGGAGCGGGCGCCCTCCTCGAGGAGGTCGAGCCCCCCCGACTTGCCGAGGCTCAGGATGAGCCCCTCGTAGGCGCTGCGGACCGCCAGGAGCGCCCCGTTGAGGTTGTCGTCCATGATGGCCGCGATCCGGTCCGCGGCCCCCTCGGCGCCCTCCAAGTTCGCCACGAGGCCGGGGAGATCGTCCGCCTGCCCGGTGAGCGCCAGGAACGCCGTAGCGGCCGAGTTCTCGAGGAGGTCGAAGACGTTGGACGCGTCGACCCCGGCGTCCCGGAGCTCCTGCAGGGCGGGCAGGAGGCCGCCGGCGGCGGTGATCGAGAACTCGTCCGCATTCCGCCCCGAGAGTTCCAGGACCTCGGCGAGCTTCTCCCCGGGCGACTGGAGCTCCGCGAAGATCGCCCGGAGCCCCCGGCCCGCGAGGCCCGCCTTGATGCCGGCGTTCGCGAGCCCCTGGACCGCGGCCGCGGTCTCCTCGAGCGAAACTCCCAGGCCAGCGGCGACCGGCGCGACGAACTTGAGCGCCTCGCCGAAGCCCCGAACGTCGGTGTTCGCCGAGTTCGCGCCGAGGGCGAGCACGTCGACCACCCGCGAGATCTCCGCGACCTCGAGCCCGAAGCCCGTGAGGACGTTCGTCGCGATGTCGGCGGCCGAGGAGAGCTCCAGAGCGCCGGCCTGCGCGAGCTTGAGCGTCCCCTCGACCGACCCGAAGACCTCGTTCGCGTCGAAACCCGCACGCGCGAGCTCGACCATCCCCTGCGCGGCCTGAGACGCCGAGAAGCGCGTCGTCGTGCCGAGGTCGAGCGCCCGCTGCTCGAGGGCGGCGAACTCGTCCCCCGTCGCCTGGGAGATCGCCTGGACCGTCGACATCTCCTGGGAGAAGTCAGCGAGGAGGCGGACGCTCGAGGTGAGCCCCGCCGTGATCCCGGCCGCGGCGAAGGCGGCGACGAGCGTCGAGCGGAGGCTGGTCGCCCGCCGCTCGACGCCGCCGAGGCTCCGCTCGACCTTCTGCGCGCCGGCCTGGGCCTTGCGCGGGTCGACGACGACCTCGATCCGGAACTTCGCCACCTAGCGCCCCCTCCGTCCGAGGCGCGCCACGCTAGGCCGCGGGCCACCGCGGCGACCGCCGCTCGACCGCTTCCCGCCGCGCGAACGCTTCGCCTCCGAGGCCTGCCTCGCTCGCTCGGCCTCGAACTCGTCCGCCTGCCACCCCCGATAGCCCGCGTCCATCTTGAGGATGCAGAGCTCGAAGAGCTCCGCGACGTCGGGGGCGAGCCCGAGGCGGTCGGAGCGGGCCTCGACCTTCGACGCCGGGATCGGGCCGATCGAGCCGCCGCCCGACTGGCGCTCCGTGTTCAAGCGCCAGAACTCGCGCAGGATGAACGAGAAGCACGTCGGGACGAACGGTCGATCGAGATACCACTTCGGAAGCTCCCTCCCCTTCGCGATCGCCGACGTGACGGAGTGCCCGTCGCGCTTGTAGCGAAGCTGCCAGAGGAGGAGCTCCCTCAGTTTCCCGCGACGTCCCCCGCGTTCGCGAGCGCGCCGTACTCGGTGAACTTGTCCGGGTTCTTGGCCGCGATGCGGATCTCCTCGAAGTAGTGATCCGGCATCGACGCGACGAACTCCCGGATGTTCTCCTCGGTCGACTCGGCGAACGTCCCGTCGTCCATCGGGACGTCGATGAGCTCCTTCACGACGAGCACGGGGAAGATGTCCTTGTCGATCTTCCGCTCCGCCGGCGCGCGGGATCGGAAGTCGATCCCGTCGGCGACGTCCTTCGCCTTGAGCTTCGTCCCGCGGCGGCAGAGTTCGTTCCAGTAGCCCGCGTTCTTCTCGCCCGCGAACGCGAGCCGCAGCTTCGGGACGCGGGGCGCGCCCTCCCCCTCGACGGTGTTCCCGCGCAGCCAGTCGAGCGGGTAGACGATCGTGCGCGAGGTGTCGACCTCGTGCTCCTTCATGTACGAGAAGTTCGGCATTCGTAGCTCCTTCGGCCGGTTCGCCGGAACGGGTGCACGCGGACCCCGCCACCGTGGAGAGGTCCGCGTGCGTCATGATGGCAACCCGGGGCGGGCGAATGGAAGGGGCTGGGCCCCGGATCAGGCGGCCGCGCTCGTCGGCGTGACGGGGAAGACGCTCAGGCTGAGAGTCTGCGAGAACGTGTCGCCCTCGTAGGCCTCGCCCGTAAGGCTCAGGTTGATCGACTCGTTCACAGGGAAGTCCTTCGCCCCGTCGCCGAGCGTCATCGACGGCAGGTCCCAGGCGAGCGCGCCGTCCTCGTTCTCGTGGATAAACTCCATCGTGACCTCGGTGTTCCCGCGGATCCGCGCGACGACCGTCGGACTCGTGAAGAGGACGGTCGCCTCGACGTCGACGAGGAAGTTCCCCGCGTTGAGGTACTTGTTCCCCTCGTAGCACTGGACCTTCTCGCCGCTGACCTCGTTGTCGATCGTGAGGCTCCAGTCCTTGAAGTCGGTCGTGAGGCCGGTCTCGTCGATGTCCGTGATCCGCAGGCGGGCGCACTGCGTCGACGTATTGAACGGCGCCGTGAGGAGCGGCGAGATCGGCGTCGTCGCGTTCGTCTTCCGCGACGCGTTGTCGACGATCGTCTCGATCCGCGAGCCGATGAGCTCCCACGACTGCGTCACCTTGTCGCCCGTTCCGAAGCTCACGCCCCAGACGTCCGTAAGCCCGTTCGTCAGGTACTCGAACCCGTCGGGGCTCGCGACCGGCGTCGGCGGCGTGGTCTCGTAGAGGTTGTCGTAGCCGGCCTCGAACTGGTAGTAGCTCTGGCCGTAGTCGGAGTCGTCGACCGCGACGTTCCGGATGTAGCGACCGAAGAGGAGGTCGATCGCGAGGTTCGTGCCGCCGGCGTTGTCGTCCGTTCCGTCGAAGGCGACGAGCGCCGGGCGCAGGCGGTCCGGGTCGGAGTTGCCCGGGTCGAGCTTGTCGAGCGTGAGGGATCCGGCGGCGATCGCCGTGACGCGCGCGAACCCGTAGGTCGGCGTCGACGCGGCGCTCGCGGGCTGGTTCGTGCTCGTCGTGCCGCCGACGTGGATCATCTGGCCGACGGTGAGGCCGAGCGTCGTGAAGTCGATGTTGTTCGTCGCCGAGTTGTTTCCCGACGTGAGGGTCCCGACGCCGGAGGAGACCGTCATCGCGAGATCGCCGTCCTCGGCGCGGATCCCGCAGAGAGAGACCATCGCGTTCGTCGGGGCAGTCTCCGCGGAGTTGCCCGAGACCGTGATCGTCGTCCCCGAGCTCGCGAGGTCCGCGGTGAGCGCCTTGAGCCCGTTGTTCGCGGTGGTCGCGTAGCCCTTCGCGTAGACGAGGGTCGCCATCCCGCCGGAGACCCACTGGAACTTCGCGGCCTGGGCCGCGGTCGCAGCCGGAACCGTGTACCCGGAGCTCGTCGCGTCGACGCCCTCGAAGACGGTGTCGGCGTTGACGAAGGACGAGAAGAACGCCCCGGGCGCGCGGTCCAGGACCGCGGAGATCGTGTAGTCGTCCTCGAAGGAGACGGCCGGGTTCGTGTCGACGACCGCGCCCTTCCGGCGCGAGCGGCGCTTCGAGATCGGGTTCCGCGCGACCTTATCGTTCGGCGAGTTGAAGACGATCGAGCCGTTCGGCTCGACCTCGTACCACGTCGGGGACCCGCCGAGGGTGTCGAGCGAGCTCTGTACCGCGTACTGGAGCCCGAAGTTGTTCGTGAGTGAGCGTCCCATTACTTGATCTCCTCGTGGAAGAACTCTGCGCGAACGGCACGCGAGATCCACTCGCCGTCCTCGTCCACCGAAAGAATCTGAATGCCCTTCGTGAAGTGGCATCCGGTGATCGTCTTGCCCTCGAAGACCGCGCGGGCTTGGCGAGCCATCTCGACGGCGGGGCGCGCGCCCTGGTCGGCGCCCGAAATCTGCGCCGGGTAGAAGCACTCGATCAGGAGCACGCGGTCGCGGAGGTAGCGCCGATTCCCGGGCTTGCCCTGCGTGTCCTGGGCCGAGTCGTCTTCGAGCAGGCGAAGCGAGTAGTACGGAGTGCCCTTCGTCGGCGTGAACTTCTCGCCCTCGAGAACGGTCGCGTAGGCGTCGGCCTTGTTCGCGAGCCAGTAGGCGACGACCGTGTCGTCGGCCTCGGTGATCGTGCGCGTCGTCATCTGGACTCGATGAACTTCTCGACGTCGCGGAAGTCGCGCGTGAGGGCCTTCTTCACGCCGCGCTCGACGAAGCCCGCGCGCGGGTGCCGCACGTTGAGCGCCTCGATGTAGTTCGCGTTATTCGTCACGGTGAGGATCCCGCCGGACTGGACCTCGTAGCCGAGCACCTCGGCGACTCCCTGCTCCTGCGGGCCGCGCGTGACGGCCTCCGGAGCGCCGACCGCGGCCGTCGGTCCAGGTCCGACCTTCGGGATCCAGTTCGACGAGGCGAAGCCCGTGTCGATCGGGGTCCCGTCGTCGGACGGCGCCGCGACGAGGTTCGCGTGAATGTCGAGCGTGATCGCCACGGCCGCGAACGACGCGACGAAGAGGAGGTCGCGGTTGATCGCGCGGGCCTGCTGCTTCGGCGACCCGCGGCCGCTCTTCACGAGGCGCCCGCTCGCGTCCCGCTTCGGCTTCCTGCGCCCGACCATGCCGCCGCGGGCCCCCGCGCGGGGACCCTACTCCCCCGTTCCAGGGACCGCCGGCCGGAGCTCCAGGGGCCCGCGGTTCGGCTCGGAACCCTCGGTCGGGGGCTCGAGGCCGAGCGGGCGGAGCTTCGCCGCCAGGGCCTTCCGGCCGCGGACGCGCTCGGAGGCCTCGGCGCCGGCGACCCTGACCTCGTACCACGACCCGCCGACGTACTCGACGACGACGTCGCCGGCCGGCGGGACGTCCCCGCGGGCCTCCGCCCCGTCCCGCGCCTCCGCGGCGAGGCGACGCCGACGCATGTCGGGCGCCTCCCACTCGGCGAGCTCGATCCACTCGGCGTCCCAGAGCTTCCGCAGGCGCCGAAGCGGGAAGGCCGACTTCTCGACCCGGTCGCCCGGGGCGGCCGAGCCGCCAGGAACTCGAGCGGCGCGCCGCCAGATGAACTCGGCCTCCGGGTCGAACCGCTGCTTCCAGTGCCGCACCTTGCGGATCTGGCGGCGCGGCGGCTCGCTCGTGGTGGCTTGGCTCATCTGGCGGGCTCCGAAGAGAGAGGACGTGAAGAGAGAGAACCGACGGCGCGGCCTAGCTGACCGCGTCGAGGAAGAAGTAGCCGAGGTCGGCCGAGACGAGCTTCTGGTCCCAGGCGCCCTCGATCTCGTGCCGGTCGGAGTTCAGGTGCTCCATCCGGAAGCGGCGGATCCGGGTGCCGAGCGTGCCGGCGCCGAAGCGGCCCGTCCACGCGAAGGTGTAGCCGGCGGCCGGCGTCATCCGACCGGGCGTCGCCGGGCGGTAGAAGAGGAGCGCGTTCTTGCCGCCGATGAAGGCGTTCGACTCGGTCGCTCCCTTGTTCGCGGAGTTCTTGATCGCGTCGAGGACGAGCACCTCCTCGACCTCGAAGAGCGCCGCGAGCTGCTGGCGGTTCGTCATCGCCGGGCCGGACGTCTGGCCGCGGTCGAGGCGCCCGATGATGTCGGGATGGTCGAGGAGCGAGTCGTAGACCTCGGTCCCGCAGGCGAAGACGTTCGGGCGGAGGCCGCCCGAGAGCTTCGTCGCGGTGCGGCCCGCGCGGACGCGCTCGATGGGATCCGAGTCGGCTCGATCCCACCGGCCGAACTGGCCCGCGGTCGGCGACGCGGAGTCGACGCCCGTGACCTCGTTCGTCCAGATGCTCGTCACGAAGAAGTTCGCGGCCCACTCGACGTCCTTCCGGAGAAGGGCCTTCATCGAGAGGTACTGAGTCGCCTGCTCCTCGAGGTTCTCGACGGCGGGGTCCGCGTTGTCGCGGATCGAGTCCGCGATGTCCCGGTGGAACGCGTACTCGTCGCAGAAGAAGCTCGGCGAGTTGTCGATGGTGTAGGTGCCGCCCGCGGACTCGGTCCCGGGGGCACGCTTCGCCATCTCGTCGCGGTTGAACTCGCCGCGCTCGAAGAGGAAGTAGCGGTCCGACCGCTTGCCGGCGCGGACAATGCGGAAGGCTCGATCGGCGACGAAACCCTCCTCCTCTTGCTGGAACGCGACCGAGAGGTCGGTGAGCGCGGAGTCGACGTGGAGGTCGCCGGCACTCGGTTCGTTGTAGGGCATCTGGTAGCTCCCTGGGTGGTTCTTGGGTTCGTCGTCGAAGCTGGAATTGGCCGGGGCGATGCCCTAGCTGCCGGCGCCGACCTTCCGGTGGCTGAACTGGATCGTCACGACGTCGCCGTCCGCGGCGGACGCTTGCGCGACGACCTTGCCGAGGCAAGCGTTGCCGGCCGCGTCGACCCACGCGATCGCCTTGCCCGCGTTGTTCGACGCGACGTCCGCGCCGATGGCGAGGGCGACGCCGGACTCGACCTCGTAGAACCCCCCGTCCGGGATGTTCATGGCGATCTCTCGGCCGGCGGTCGCTTGCGTCTCGGCCGAGATCCCGTCGGCGGCGGCCTGGGCCGTGCCGACGTGGTCGGCTTGACCGTCGGCGGCGATCGAGATGAAGCGCCGGATCGTGATCGCGGAGCCGGCCTCGACCGGGACCGCCCTCGTCGTGTTCGTGGACATCGTGGATTTACCTTCGGGGTCTCGGGTCGGTGGTAGTGGTTCGAGCGGCGGCGCTAGGCGCGCTTCGCGATGTTGACGCGCTGCTCGGCCTCGCGCTCCCGCCAGAGCGAGGCGCCTTCGGGCGTGGACTTGAACGCGAGGTGGGCCTTCGTGGTCGTGACCTCGTGCTCCTTCGCGTACTTCGCGACGCCGGCCTTCCAGCGGGCGTCGACGTCGCCCGCGTCCTGGCCGCCCGTGCCCGACTCGCCGCCCGAGGCGCCGTTCCGCTTGAAGGCGCTCGCGACCTGCTCGTTCGCGGCGCGGAAGAGGGCGTCGGCCTCCTTCCGCTCGTCCTCGGTGAGCTCGATCTCGTCGATCGCCTTGAGGACCTTCGCCTTGACGTCGTCGGAGCCGGGGAGCTTGTCGAGCTCGGCCGACGCGCGGGCCTTGAAGGAGGTCATCCGCTGCTCGGCCTCGGCCTTCTCGGCGCGCTCGCGGTCCTCGTCGGCCCGCTTCGCCATCGCGACGAGGCGAGCGTCGTCGTCCTCGTAGAAGTGGTCGCCGGTGGACTTGGACGTGTAGACCGGCGTCCGCTCGCCCGCGGCCTTCGCGGCCTCGACCTTCGCCTCGGCCTCGTCGGCGCGCTTCTTCTCGGCGGCGAGAGAGGCCTCGGCCTCGTCCGCCCGCTTCTTCTCGGCCTCGATCTGGGCCTGGAGTTCCTTCTCGTCCACGGTGGCTCCTCCGTTGTCGTCGCCGGTCTCGGCGGATTTCCGCGCCTCCACGGCGACGGAGTGCGAATGGCCCTCGGACTGTCCGACGACCACGGTCCCGTCCGCCGCGACGACGAACGGGTGAGAGTGACCCCGGTCCGAACCGGGGAGCGGTTCCCATGACGTCATCCCCTCGGAGACGCCGACGTCGATGAGGTGCGCGTGCCCCTGGTCGCTCGTCGTGAGCGCCCCGGACTCCATCCGCTTCGAGGTCTCGAGGCTCGACGACGAGGCGGGAGTGGACGGCGTCTCGCCGTCCTCGCGCCGCTTCATGAGCAGGACCGCGGTCGCGTCGGGCTGCGCGGGATCCGCGACGGCGGATCCGAAGTTGATCTTCATCGTCTTGAAGTCGTGCTTCCGCGTCACGCGCTTCCCCGTCACCGGATCGAAGACCGTCACGCGAACACCGCCGTCGCTTCGGCGTCCACGGAGAACGCCTTGAGCTCGCCCGACTCGAAGCGGGCGAACGTTTCCGCGTCGACCTGCTGCCCGACGAGGAGGCCGGTCTTCGGCGGGTTCTCCCAGCCGATCGCCTTCGCGACCTCGGCCGTCATCGGGAAGAGGAACGGATGCGACCCGACGGGCTTCCGGCTGTGCTCCACGTCGGCGGCCTTGACCGTGCGCGCCCAATCGAGCGCCCCGTCGAGCATGACGGCGTCCGGGACGTGGGTCTTGTCGGTGTCGCGGTACTTCTTGCCGCCCTTCGTGCACACGATCAGCCAGCCGAAGACCAGACGCCGGGAGGCGTCGGTCTTGACCACGTCGCACTGAATCAGGGCTCGACCGTCCACGGGGCGTCCTAGCTCGTGACGTTTCCGACGTCGACGAAGAAGAGGTCGATCGTGCCCGAGACCGTGAGCGCGTCGTCGGCCGTGATCGAGGCGGCGGCGTTGAGGTAGAGCGCGGCGGACGCGCCGTCGGCCAGGAGGATCGGGTACGAGAGCGTCCCGTCGGCCGAGGAGTGGATCTGGAACGCCGGCGAAGCGTCGGTCGCGGTGAGCGCGATCCCGGTGATCACGTCGACCATCGCCCCGGAGAGCGTCGAGTTCGACGCGACCGCAGTCCCGATCGCGACCGTGACGTCCGTCGCGGCCTCGAGGCCGTTCGTCACCTCGCCCTTCACGAGCTCGAGGTCGGCCTCGACGGCGAGGAGGACGAGGTTCTCGTCCGGGAGGTCGCAGAGCTTCGTCCCGCCGTAGTCGTCGGCCTCGGCGACCGAGACCGTGAAGCCTGAGAGCGTGAGGCGGACGTGCCGCGGCATCCGGACGCGATCGAAGGTCGTCGCGACGTTCGTGTTCGGCGTGACGGTCGAGCCGGCCGCGCTGGATCCCGCGATCAGGTTCCCGTCGCCGATCGTGAGCGTCGCCGCGTCGCCCGAGAGCTCGACCGGACCCGTGAAAACCTGCTCCTGCCTGTTCTTCTGCGTCATGGTCTCCGGATCTCCGTGGGGGGATGGCGCTCGAAGCGCGCTCTCGACGTCGGAATCCTGGAGGCCCCGCGGGGGGCGTTCAACGATTTCTCAAGTCGAAACCCGGACGCGTCACGACGTCACGCGGGTCCCGACGCGGCACCGACACTTGATCCGGTCGTAGGGCGGGGCCGACGGATCGCCGGGAAATCGTAGCTCGTTGCCCGCTCCGGACGTGAAGGGCTCGTTCGGCTTGCGAATCTGGCCGTGCATCGAGGCGTGCGACGTCGGCCCGTCGTCGAAGTCGCGAACGCGCTCGTCGTCGGCCGTGTTCCACGTCCGCTCGACCTGCTCCGGTCGGATGGACCCCGTCGCGAGCGACTGGCGGAAGGCCTCGTCGACGCCCTCGTGCACCGCCGAGAGAGACTCGGTCCGGGCGATCGTCTCCGCCCGGAACTTCCGCCACCGATCCCGGTAGCGGCCGACCATCTTGTCGATCTGGGCGCGAGGGAGCCCCGACTCGGCCGCGATCGCCCGGCGAACCGTCCGGTCGAACCGCTTGTCCCGGAGCTTCCGGCCGAGCGCCCGCGAATCGAGGGCCTCGAGCTCGCGCCGGTAGTTCTGGACCCACTTCTCCTGCAGGGGCGTGAGGCCGATCGAGTCCCGGAAGTTCCGAGCCTGGGCGATCGGGTTGAGGCCCCGGCGGAGGCCGTCGGCGAGGGCAAGCCGCGTCGCCTCCCGCTGCTGCCGGGTGAACGAGCGAATCACCTCGAGCCGCGCGTTCGTCATCTTCGAGACCGCGACCGGGTTCGTCCCGTCGAACGAGACGACGATCCCGAGCGCCTCGGCGAGCTCGTCGAGCACGCGCTCCCCCGAAGCCGAGAACGTGAGCGTCACCGACGACGCGAGCCGAGCCGCGGCCGCGGACAGCACGTCGAGCGCGTCGTCGAACCGGCCCGCGACGATGAGCTCCGCGAGCTCCGCGAGCGTCCGCTCCCGCTGGATCTGGAGCACGACGTCCGCGAAGCGCCGGCGGATGCGCGACTCCGAGGCGGAGACGAGGAAGCCGATCGTGCCGAGCGAGTCGTAGGACGTCACGCGCTACGACTCCCGGCACTGGCACACGAAGAGCGCCCGCGCCGGATCCGTCTGGACGCCGCCCTCGACGATCGTGAGGACTTCCGACTCCCCGTCGACGACCTCGACGCGGGCCCCGGGCTGCGGTGCACCGGCCGGCGAGATGGTCCCGCCGAGGATCGAGACGCGGCGGTCTCCCCGCTGGATCTGGGTCCCGTCGATCTGCCGGTCGGTGTAGTCGTCGACGAACCCCTTCGCGGTGAACGTCGTCGCGCTGGTCGAGATGCCGGCGGTCGGCTGGGTCGCGCTGCGGGTGCCGCGCGTGTAGTTCGTGAACGTCACGTCGAGGACGCCGCCGGCCGCGGAGATGCCCGAGGCGACCTCCTTCGCGATGTCGATCCCGAAGAGCTTCACCACGGCGCGCTACTCCGTGATCTCGTAGGCGTCGCCGTCCGCGAGGCACGACGCGTTGTTCGCGGTCGTGTCGCTCTCGGTCCAGGTCCCGCCCGAACCGATCCCGACGCTCGACTCGTAGAAGCACCCGACGAGGCGCTCGACGCTCGCCGGGAAGAGCGTGTTCTGCGCGGACGAACTCCCGGCCGTCTGGCGGAAGAACTCCACGCGCGCGGAACCAGCGCCGACCGCCTTCACGTTGGAGCCGGTCCCGATCGCGGCCTCGACCTCCACGTCGGCGGCGATCTCGGCCGCGTACTCGAACTGCCCCGACTTGAGGTCGGCCGGGTACTCGTCGCCGGCGACGGCGTCGCCCTGGCAGTCCGTCAACCCGGTCCGCGGGAAGTCGGACGTCTGGTCCTGGAACGTCACCGTGAGCGTGCACGAAGACCCGCCGCCCCCGGTCGTGCTCGCCGGCGAACTCGGGGCGACGGAGTAGAGACCGACGTCCGCGATCGTGACGGAGGTCACGACGCCGCCCGAAACCGCGGCGACCGTCACCTTCGCCGCCTGGGTCGACGTGCCGCCCGCGAGCGTGAGCTCGTCGTTCACGGCGTATCCCGTGCCGCCGGCGGCGACCGCGACCGTCGCGAGCGTGCTCAGGGCTGCATTCGTGCCGCTGGCCGCGCGCTGCTCCATCCGACGGAAGGCGGAGATCAGGGCCCGCCGCTTCGCGTCGTCGCCGTACCCGACCCATGTGTCGGCCCACCGCGCGCTCTCGTCGAGGTAGGCGTTCGCCTCGGCAAGCGTGCCGTAGGAGTTCGTTCCGACGATGAGGTTGACGGCCATCGGCTAGACGCTCGTCTCGGCGACGTTGACGTAGAAGGTGAGCTTGCCCTCCGAGATCACCTTCGGGTTCTTGGCCGCGATCCCGCCCTTGAAGTGCTCGAACTGGTGATACCAGACCGTGTCCTTCGACGGCGCGAAGGTCGCTCCGGGCACGTCGGCCGGGTAGAGCGTCACGGTGCAGACGCCCGGGTCGGTCGCCGAAGTCGTGAGCGCGACCGTCGACCCCTCGGCCGATGCTGCCGCGTTCGAGAGCTCGAACGTCGGCGAACGCGAAGGCACCCCGCCGGTGATCCGCGAGAGCGTGAACTTCACGATGTCGGTCGCGTCGTCGAACGTGTCGCCGTCCGGCAGCGTCGCGCGGATCGTGATCCGGGAATCGGTATGGTCGGCGATGTTCTGGTCCCGCTTGCCCATGCAAAGGTCCCCCTCGACGTCGTGAATTTCGTCCCTGGCGGCGAGGATTGCAAGCACCCCCCCGCGCTCGGCTAGGACGTCGACGATCTCGTCCCGCTGGGCGAGGACGTCGAGGATGCCTCCTCGCTCGGCGAGGACGTCCAGGATCTCGTCCCGCGACGCCTCGACGTCGATGAAGCAGACCTCGGGCGTCGGGGCTCCCGTGAGGGTGCCCGTGCCGGACCCCTCGAGCGGGGGGAAGGCCCCGACCCCCGTGCCCGAGACCACGAGCACCGCAACCCCGGACCCCTCAAGCGGCGGGAACGAGCCCGCGCCGGTGCCCGAGACGATCAGGACGCCGCTCCCGGCTCCCGTGAGCGCAGGGAGGGACCCGGAGCCCGAACCCGACACGGAGGCCGTGCCGGCGCCGGTGCCTTCCAGGGGCGGGAGAGAGCCCGTGCCGGACCCGCTCACAGACGCGGTGCCGACGCCGGTCCCCTCGAGCGGCGGCAGGCTCCCCGCGCCGGTGCCCGCGAGGCTCGCGTCGCCCGTGCCGGTCCCCTCCATCGGCGGGAGCGAGCCGGCTCCCGTGCCGGCGAGCGAGGCCGCGCCGACGCCTGCCCCCTCGAGCGGGGGCAGGGATCCGGCGCCGGTGCCCGCGAGCGACACGTCGCCCGTGCCGGTCCCGGTGAGGGCCGGGAGGTCGCCCGATCCCGTCGCGTCCATCGACGCGTCGCCCGATCCCGAACCCGTGAGCTCCGGGAAGGAGCCCGTGCCCGACCCCGAGTAGACCGACGAGTCGTAGGGCCCGATCTCGACGCCGCTCGAGTCCCCGTCGTGGGCGCGCCCGTCGAAGTCGTTCGGGACCGTCGACGTGAGGTCGACCCCCGCGTCCTCGAGGTCGCTCGTCCCCGGAGTCGGGTGCCAGTTGCGCCCGGTGTTCGGGTCGTAGTCGACGAAGTCGCTCGAGTCGATCCCGGTGACGGCGCCCGTGCCCGTCGCCGACGTGTCGCTCGACGCGCAATACTCGAACGTGCCCGAGCTCGCGAACGCGATCGAGAAGTCAGCCGTCCCCCCGTCGATCGACCAGCAGTTCCGGATGTCGCTCGTCGTCCCGCCGACGGTGGCCCACTGGAATCCGTAGGTGTCGCACTGCACCGCCCCGCACTGGAGCGCGACGATGTTCCGCGCGTTGCCGTCGACGTCGAATCCGAACTTCGCCCCGCCGAACGGCGCGGTCCCGTTGTTGTTCGCGATCGCGAGGCAGTTGTAGAAGACGTGCCCGTCGCCGCGGGCGACGCGGAAGACCGCCTTGTCGCCAGTCGTGCCGGCGATCATGCGGCCGCTCACGTTCTCGGTCACGTTGTCGACGCGCGCCGCGTTGCGGTACGAGATGCAGACGGTATCCGAGTTGAAGTCTGGCGCCGGGCCCTCCTGGCGGACGTGGAAGCCGCGGAGCTCGACGTAGCTCTCGTTGACGATGATCGCAACGCCGTCGGTGATGAAGCCGCCGTTCAGGAAGACGCCGACCTGCTCGGCCTCGTTCCACTCCTCGCCGGATGCCGCCTCGAGGATGCGGAAGTAGGTCGAATCGACCGTCGCGTCCTTGATCGTGAGCGCGGTCCCCGAGAACTCGGAGTCCGCGTACATCTGACCCGTCTCGCCCTCGGCGGCGGTGACGAGGTCGTCGTCGGTGTCCGCCTCCCAGAGCTCGGGAGTCGAGTAGTCCCGGCTAGAAGAGCCGATCGTCGAGACGTTCGCCACGCGCGGCGCTCCCCCTCGATCAGATGGCCGACCCGGCCAAGCGCGAAAGTCTCGCTTCGAAGCCCGCAAGGGGCTCGACATGATCCGCCAGCCTCACGCTCCCGACGTGAGCCGACGGCGTCCACGGTCGATCCGGGTCCGTCACCTTCCTCATTGTCGCCGCCGATTGAATGCTCTCGTAACGAATCCGCGCCCATCGCTTCGGGTTGCGACGGTCGTCGACGAAGTCGAGCGCGCGGTAGGGCTCGGAGCAAAGCCCGTGCAGGAAGTCCTCGGAGGCCTGCACGCGAACGACGTCGAAGCGACGCGCGTCCATGCGGCCCCAGGAGGTATGGAGCCCCTCGGCCAGGAAGCGGGGAGCGTCGACGCGCAGGCGCCGCGGGATTCGGTGCTCGTCGATGCGGCCGGTCGCGGGGTCGACCGACGAACGCATCTCGCGGAGGAAGCGGTCGTGCCTCGCGCGCACGAGCGGCGGCAGGTCACCCCATCCGGGCGGGTCCTCGCCGCCCTCGATCCAGCGTCGAAGAGCATCGGGCGGGACGAAGATCCCGCGGGGGAGGTAGGTGATCGGAGCGCCGTCCGGGAGCGGGTCGGTGCGCCGGCCGCGCCGCGACCGCGCCCGGACGGCGGACACCGCGAGGGCGAGCTCGACGTCGACCGGCTCGGTCCGGCTCCGCGTCCCGACGAGCTCGGCCGTCGATGTAGGCCCCGCGCCCCTCGGATCAGTGCTCACCGGGGAGCTCACTCACCGGCGGGGGCGTGGCCTCGACCGCGGCGCGCGCGTCGGGGATCCCCCACCCGAACTCGACGTCCCACCCCGCCGGGCCGAGGTCACGGGCGGTCGAGTAGACGATCGTCGTCGCCCGCCTCGTGCCGATCCCCGGGTTCTTCGCGAAGACGAGGGCGAAGACGCCCGCGACCGCCGGCATCGCCGAGGACGTCTGGTCCCGCTGGGAGAACGTCCCGTCGGGCTCCGTCCCCCAGATGTCGACCGCGGGCGCGACGAGGTCCAGCGGGCGCCCGTAGTTCGAGAGCGGCCACCGCTCGAGGTCGCGGTCGACGCCCCCGACCATGACGACGCCGGCGAGGTTCTGGCCCGCGAGCGCGAGACCCTGGTTCCCCGACGCGACGAGGACGACGCCCCGGGTCTCCTGGACGAAGTAGTCGATCCCGGTCCGCGTCGCCGGCCCGAGGTGAGACTCGCCGGGCGCGAAGAGGAGCGCCACCCGCGCCCCGTTGTCGGCCGCCCAGATGAGGCCGTCTCGACGCGCGCCGCCGGGGATGAAGCCCCCGGCGTTCGTGATCCGAACGGGGAGGATGGTCGCGTCCGGCGCCACCCCCGCACCCCCCAGGCCGTTGCCACCGAAGGCGGCCGCGACGCCGGCCGTCACCGTCCCGTGCCACCCCGAGTCCGCCGTCTGGGCGTTGCCCGAGACGACGTTCCACCCCGACGCGAGGCCCGGCAGGTCCGGCACCGGAGAGACGCCCGAGTCGATGACGGCCAGGACCGAACCGCCGCCCCGCTCGAGGCACCACGCCGCCGGCGCGCGGAGCTCGTCGAGGTGCCAGGAGTCCGCCTCGAGCGGGTCGCCAGTCGAGCACTCCTGCTGCGGAGAGAGAGTGGCGACGAGGGCGACGATCGGAACGAGGAGAAGCATCGGATCAGGACTCCGGCTGGTTCGCGGTGAGCGAGGTGACGTCGAGCGTGACGCCGGCGATGAGGTTCGTCGTCGGGAGGACGAGTTCCTCGCCGTTGTCGGAGTCGCCCGTCGCGCGGATCCGCCCCTGTATCCGAGGCGTATTGTTCCGATTGAGGATCCGGAAGAAGGTCGCGTCCGAAACCGTCGTCGCGACGGCCGCGCCCGTGATCGAGTTCGCGGTCGCCGTGGCACCCGGGGTGTCGTCGCTCGCGCTCCCCCACGCCGGGTTCGACATCTGCAGCGTCGCCGAAAGCGTGTTCCCCGAGAGCGCCGTGTCGACGTTCGTCGGCATCGTCCCGTCGTAGATGAGGAGCGTCGCGTTCGGGTTCGTCGACCCGGTGTCGCAGGAGTCGAGCACGTTGTCGAGGTTCGTGATCGCCTCGGCGTTCGTCATGGAAAGCGTCACGTCGTCACCTCCTCGACGAAGTCCGGCGAGATGCCGTCCTGGCCGCGGTGGCGCTCGGCGATCGCCATGACGGCCGAGACGTGCGCGGGCGTTCCGGCGCCGTGCTTCTTCTCGGCCGCGGCGAGTTCGTCGGCCATCGCCGAGCGGTTGATCTCCGTCGAGGCGGCGGTCTTCGCCTCTCGGAGCAACGGCTTGAGCGCGTCGCGCAGGTCCCGGAGGCGGTCGTACCACGCGCGGCCGGATTCACCGTCCGCGCGCTCCAGTTGCTTCGTGTCCATGATGGCCGGCCCCCTCCTTCGGTGGGCCTACGGAGTTGCGAGGGGCTGGAAGTCGGACGCCGGGATCGGCTTGCGCTGCCGGCGAATCGCGTTCCATCCGGAGAAGTTGCCGACGAGGTCGAGCTCGCCGACCGAGCGCGACGCGAGGACGTTCCCCGCGTCGTCCTGGATCGACCCGACGAAGTCCTTCTCGATCTCGAGGCCGACGCCCATCCCGTCGACGACGGTGCCGGCATCGGAGAAGACCTGGACGCGGTGCGCCGAGTCGACCGAAACGTGGTGCCGCGTCGAGCGGCCGCGCTGGACCCACGTCGGGACGCCGCGGACGTCGACGAGCTCCGCGTTCGGGTTGCCCGCACTCGACGCGACGAGGTGCCCGTTCCGCATTCGCGAGCCGCGGAGGTCGAGGTAGACGTGCATCGTGGAGCGCGGGGGATCGTCGACGCTCCCGTTCACGTTCATCCCCGGCCCGATCGGCTTCCAGTGGCTCGGCTTGCCGGAGACCTCGAGCTGCTTCACGTCGAGCGCGATCGTGAGCGCGGCCGCGTTCCAGAGCGTGTCGACGTCGAGGCGGCGAACCATGATACCCCCGGCACCCCACCCCGCGATCGAGACCGCGCTCGACCCGTCCTTCCCGCCGTTGTCGACCGACTTCACGTCGTCGACGACGAGGAGGTCGTAGTAGTGCATCCCGCGCATCGGCATCCGCGAGACGAACTCGTTCTCGCGGTGACGCATCACGAGTTGGCAGACGCCCCGCCCGCCGTTGCGCCCCGAGACCCGACGGACGACGCACCGATTCGGCCCGCCTTCGAGGCCGGGCCCGTACGACAGGTAGCAAACCGCGTACTCGTTCGCGCCGTCGTCGTTGACGACGTCCTCGATGACGTAGGACGACGCGGCCGCGTTGCCGCGGATCGGAGTCTTCACGACCGACTTCACGCCGCCCGACGTGCGGATCCGGCACCGGCGCACGCCGAAGTGACCCATCCGCGTATCGACGCCCGTCACGATCGGATATCCGGTCGTGACGTGGCGGAAGTCGAGCTCGAGGTCCTGGAGCTCGAGGAACTTCACGGCGGGATCGTCGCGGTTGACGTGCCCGTCCTCGTACTTCTCGCCCGTCTGGAGCCCGACGATCGCGGCGGTGGTCGAGGCGTTCGCGCCGGTCCCTCGCACGATCGCGCAGAGCGGCGTCTTCCGCTCGACGCCGTACCGGCCGCGGTTGCCGAGGCAGATGCGAAGCGGAGCGGGGACGCGAATGCCGGCGTCGAGGAGGATGAGGTTCGGGTTCTCGGGCGTGCCGCCTTCGGCGATCTCGAGCGCGTACGCGAGCGGGTGCTTCTTCGACGTGTCGACGTCGAACCGCTTGGAGCCCAGGTAGACGGCGTCGGACTTGACCACGATCCCCGGCATCGTCCCGCCGACCTCGGCGCCGGCGCCCCACCCCCCGAGGACGTCGTCGACCTGATCGTCGTCGTCACCGGGCTCGTCGTCGAGGTCGTCGTCGTCCTCGACGAACGGCAGCTCGTCGTCCTCGCCGGGCTCGTCGTCGATCGGCTCGTCGTCGACCGGGTCCTCCACGTCCAGATCCTCGTCGATGTCGACCCCGTCGACATCCGCCAGGATCCGCGTCAAGCGGATCGAGCGGTTCGCCGCGTCGGCCAGGAGGAGCGCGTGGGAGAACATCTCCCCGGGGGAATCGTCCGCGTGCACTCCGTCGCGCAGGAGCGCGGCCGACGCCTGCGCGCGCGCCGACTGCCGGATGATCCGATTCTCGATCTTGTCTCTACGCTTCATCGGGTTCGCCGCCCTTTCTAGGTTTCCTCGTCTTCGTCTTCCGCGTCGTCGGCGTCCCGATCATCGGGGTCGTCGACGTCGTCTTCGTCCTCGCCGTCCTCGTCGTCGCGCCCGCGGAGGGACGCGTCCAGGTCGACCGCCGACAAGTCGACCTCGGGGAGGCCGATGAGCCTCCGGACCGCGTTGATCGCCGGATCGTCGGGCATGAGAGGGGCGCCAGCCTGCGCGATCGCGCGGAGCGTGTCCGCCACGTCGACGAGCTCCGTCTGCTGGAGCTTCTCCGGGAGCGCCTTCGGCCAGAACTCGCGCGGGATCCCGTTGAGCCTGCACAGGACGCCGACGATGTCGCGATTGAGCGCCGGCGCCACCTCCGAGAGGCACGCGTCCACGATGAGCCCCGAGTTCGAGCTCTTGTCCTTCGACATCGCCAGGGACCCGGCGCCCGAACGGCCGACGAGGAGCCCCTCGGTGCCGAACATGATCGCGAGGTGCCAGATGACGCGGTCGATCGCCTTTCCCACCGCATCGGCCGAGGACGTCGAGCTCGACATGAGCTCCGCGTCCCAGAGCGGCACGTTCGACGGCTTGCCCTCGTCGTCGTCGTAGGTGATCGAGTCGAGCACGAGCCCGGACGCCTCGGAGCGGACGTGCGACTTCGAGAAGTCCTCGAGGAACTTGACGCGCTCCGCGACCTGGGAGTCGGAGAGCCCGGCGTCCTTCATCTCCGCGTAAGGGGCCCGCACCTTCGGCACGCCGCGGAGGTCGGTCTCGTAGCCGATGCCCTCGAGCTGCTCGTACCGCTCAAGTCGCTTCGCCGCCGGGTACGCGTGCCGAAGGACGCCGAGCCCCTCGGGCGAGTCCGTGAACGTGTCGTCGACGACGTAGAGCGACTTCGCGCGAGGGATGTAGAGCTCGTCGGCGCCGTGGTCGATCCGCTGGCCGACGCCGATCACCGTCCCCGACTCGTCGCAGTCCCAGCGGTCGATCGTCTTCTGGACGCGGGCCTCCACGTCGAGCAGGCCGATCCGGCCGTCGTCGCGACGCTTCGCCGTCCACTCCTGCCACGAGAAGCCGTGAGTGAAGAACGTCGCTCCGCGCTTCACGACGCGATGGAACGGCGTCGTCATGTCGTGGAGCGCGTCCTCGACGAAGTCGGCGACCTCCTGCGCGAGCCGATCGTTCCCGGTGTCCTTCGCCGGGTTGAACGTCCACTCGGCCTTGCCGATCACGTTGAAGAGGTAGCGCACCGAAGCCGCGACGATCGCGACGTTCCGGAAGAGCTCGTCGAACGTCGTGAACTTCTTCCGACCGCGGAGCGCGGCGTTCGTCTCGACGTCAGAGAGGTATCCGCCGTAGATCGCGGTCCCGATCCCGCCCGCCGTCGTGAAGGCGCCGACCGATCGGCGGCCGCGGAACTCGCCGCCGGCGCGCGTCGCCTTCGTCGCCTCGACGGGCTCCTCCTCCGAAGCGCCGGCGCGCGGGCGGTACACCTTCCCGCCCGCGCTCTTCGACCGGCTCTTCGTCGCCTTGCGGGCGCCGGACCGGCTCGCCTTCTTCTTCGCGACCTTCTTCGCCATCGGGAATCCGTAGCCCCTGGGACCGTCGACATCCTAGCCGGTGACGGCGTGCGGTCCAGCCGCCACCTTCTGCCGCTTCCCGCGCCGCGCCTTCTTCACGAGGAACGCATAGGCCCTCGACGCCGCGTCGACCTGATCCTTGAACTCGCCCCGCGGGAAGCTCGTCGCCTCGGTCACGAAGGCATCGTTCCAGTCCTGGCCCCCCAGGACGTACAGATTCCCGGCCTCGCCCTGGTTCGCGAGCAGGACCGCGCGGGACTCCTTCGACCCCGACTCCGTCGAGAACTTGACCTGGAACCCGTGGAGCTCGGCCGCGACGTGCCGCTTCTGGTCCTTCCCCGCCGACCCAGGGTCCTGCGGCATCGACTGAGGGATCCCCGGCCCGTCGAGCTCGACCTGCGACCGGACGAACTCGTACATCTCCCGCGGCTCGAGCTGCGCGCGCGACGCGTGCACGATGACGATCGAGCCGTCGCGAAGCATCGCCATCCGAACCGACGCCGTGTAGGCCGCGTCCTCGTCCTCGGTCGCCGCGAAGTCCCACCCCCTGCACTCGGCGAGCACGTCCTTCGGATCGGGCGCGCGCTGCAGCACCTTGAAGTCCGACCGATGAAACATCCCGCCGCCGCGAGGCGTCGGCCGCTGCTGGAGCTGCCCCGCCTCCGCGTACGTCCCGCCGAACGCGCGGAACGTCTTCTTCAACCCCTCGACGGACTTGCGAGAGAACCGCTCCGGCCACGCGAGCTCGCCCGCCTCGGTCCGGGGATCCTCGAACCGCGTCGACTTGCGCGGATGGTCCGGCTCGTACTCCATCGGGACGCACAGGTGCTCGTAGCCGAGATCCTTCGCGAGCACGAAGCCCGACACGTCCCGCTCGTGGACGCGCTGCATAATGATCACGAAGGGCGTGCCCTCCTGGTCGTTGACGCGCGTCGGGAGCGTCTCGGCGAAGTACCGCTGCGCCTCACGAAGCCCGTCGAGGCTCTCGGCCTTCATGACGTCGTGCGGGTCGTCCAGGATGACGCGGTCCGCGCGCTTGCCCGTGATTCCCTTCCGCATCGCGCCGGCGAAGCGAGACCCGCCGCGATCGTTCTCGTAGTAGCCCTTCGCGTTCTGGTCGCTCTTCCATCCGAAGACGTGACCCCACCGATCGCGATACCATTCCGAGTCCATGAGGTCGCGACCGTAGACGTTGTCGCGCATCGTGTTCTCGGACGAGTGCGAGACCGAGATGTAGGAGAGCGACGGGCGACCGCACGGGCCCCACTCCCACGCCGGCCAGAAGACGTTCACGACCATCGACTTCGAGAAGCCGGGCGGGACGTTGATCAGGAGCCGCTTGATCTCGCCGCGCGACACCGCCTCGAGGTGCTCGCAGATAGCCTCGACGACCCAACCCGAGATGAAGGGGTGCGAGTAGTGCTTCGGGAGGACCTGCCACCCGGCGCGGACGAACTCTAGGAGGGAGCGGCGGGAGAGCTCGCGGTCAATTGAGACCAGACAACCCGTCGGGTCCGTCTTGAGAGCCAATGCCTCGGGACCCCGCAACCCTGCCCGCTTCGAGAGCTTCTCCATCGTCCGCTCCCTTGGCGGCGGCCTCCATCGTCGCGGCGATCTTCCGGAGCTGCTTCAACTGCTCGACGTTGAGCGCGCGAAGGTCGCCCATCGGTGACGGCCCCTCGACGCCGACCGACCCGGAAACCTCGTGCCGGACCGTGCCCTGGACGTGCACCGTCTCCGACCAGCGGGCCTGCGTCTTGAGGAAGAACTTCACCGCCGCGAGGCTCGGACTCACCGCTTCGCGAACAAGCTTCCCGCGCTTGTATTCCGCGGGCCGCCCGAACATGAAGTCTCGAAGCTGGGCGCCGGCGCGGGCCTTGAGCTCGGTCTTCCCGCGCGCGATCTCCTCGCCGCACTTGCGGACGAGCGTCCGGCGCGCGACGCCGAAGTAGCGGGCGATCTCGTCGAGCGGGACGAAGTCGGCCGCCATGAGGAGCACGGCCTTCCGGACCGTCGGGGTCCAGCGGCGCTCCGCGGTCGCGTCATCCGGGGCGGCCTTCGCCCGCCCGTTCCTCTTCCCGTTCGATGCTGCCACGCCCCGATCTAGTAGACGAGACGAGGCGCCGAGTCAAGTCCGCGGGGGAGGAGCCTCTCTTCCGGCCCGGCAGCGAGCGATCGCATTTTCCAGGAGCCGCTCGATCCGATTCACCTTCTCGTGCATCCCGGGAAGGGATTCGCCCAGGGCGCGAATCGTCATAGCGGACGCCTTGAGTAGATCGACGATGAGCGGAATGAGCACCTTCGCGCAATAGGCCATGAATGCCCCCAGCGAGAAGACGATCACGAGCGCGAGCCCCTCGTTCACGAGGAACTCGAGCCAGAACCCGCCGGGCGCTTGCGAAGCCAAGGCGAACGCCGAGATCACGCGCGAGACTCCGCGTCCGCACGACGCCGGCGGCGACGCACTTCCCAGGCCCCGCCCCCGCCCGCGAGCGCGACGATGAGCGCCAGGATGAACTCCTCGCTCTGCCAGAACGGGACCTCGGGCTTGACGGACATCGGGCACGGCGCGGGGCACGCGTCGATGTCATCGGGGGGCGGCGGCGTCTGGTCGAACGTCGGGCCCGCGAACGCGAGGGCGGGGAAGGCCGGGTCGACGGCCGGCTCGGTGGGCGGCGCGGACGGCTCGGGGGGCGGCGTAGCGGAACGTCGGGAGCTCGCGTGCGGCGCCGAGAGATTCCACCCGAGCGTCACGCCGAACGTGTCCGCCTCGACGCGGGATCCGACGCGATCGCGGAGGCCGAGGTCGCCGTCCGTGCGGGCGTAGCCGAGCTCGAGGTAGTCGGGCGAGGCGTCGGCACCGGGAGAAGCGCAAGACGCGACGGCGGTGAGGAGGGCGGCGGCGAGCGTGGTGAGCGGCTTCATGCCCGACGGTCGTAGCACCGCCGGGGGAGGGGCTCTACGACTTCCCGATTCGTCACTCGAAGAGCGACCCCTGGCGCCCCTCGACCCCGTCCCCGAGCTCGATCTTCCCCACCGCGCCGACCGCCTCGTCCTCGGCGGCGGCGATCCGACGCATCGCGGTCCGCAGGTAGTCCGCGTCGCGCTCGATCCCGACGAAGTCGACGCCCTCGATCGCGCACGCGACGCCCGTCGTGCCGCTGCCGGCGAACGGGTCGAGGATGCGGGTCCCCTCGGGCATCTTCACGAGGCGGACGAGCCACCTCATGAGGTCGACCGGCTTCACGGTCGGGTGCGGGTTGCGCTCGCCGCGGGAG